CGCACCTGTGCATCCGTAAAACTCGCGGATCCTGTAAAGCCGTCTGTCTCTGTCTACCGCGTACCACCCGATGGAAAAAGGCTTTGAATAGCCCCAGTCCATCGAACACCACACCGACCAGTCCTGCGGAATCACAAACGGATTGATTACGTGGGTGAAGGTTCTGTCCTCGTAATGTGACGGATCGTTTCTCCACTCGGTAAACACCTGTCCGCTGAACGTGTCCCAATTGCCGTATAGAAGCGCATTCCGTTCTGCTTCTGGCAACGACGCAAGGTTTTCAACGTATCCCGGATCGTTCTTCAGTAACTCCGGATTATCAAAGACTGTTGAAGGGATGAACACCCTTGACCGCTTGGAAGTATGTTTCTTTCCCTTATCGTCCACGTACTCGATCTCTTCCCAGATGGTCTGCATCGGTGAACCGGCAGTAATGAATCTGTCCTTCACCCACGCATGACCGATTCCGCCGGGGTTTGCCGTGGCTCTGATGTAGCACTTCGTCCCTTCGCCGTTCGGCCGGCACCGGGAGATCATGTACATGTACTCGTCTGCCGTGAAGTGTGTCAGTTCGTCGAACGCGATGTAATCGTACGCCTGTCCTTGGTAGTTCAGCCGGTCTTTGGTGTACTGCATACTGCCGAACCGGATCTTCGCGCCTGACGGAAACTTCCAAGTATGAGAAGTCTCCGAATACTTCGCGCCGGGAAAAGCCCTCGTGTAATACTTCTGGCTTTTATCGATCAGTTCCGACAGCTGTGGGAACGTCTTCCGAAGGATCAGCCCTTTGTAGTGTGGAATATGCACCTGACGCAGAGCTTCGATGACTAAAGCGTCGCTCTTTCCGCCACCTGCCGCACCGCCGTAGAGCGCTTCAAACTCCGGTCGTGCCATGAACGCTGCCTGTTTCGGCTGCGGCCGCCAGATCACGTTAGCCATCGTCGCGCTCCTGCAGTACGATCACGCCGGAATCGGCAGTCTCCTGTACGGTATCTCCACCCCAAGTATCCTTCTGGCGAACCCTTAACCAGTTTTCCATGGCTCTGGCATCACCCGGCACGTGGACTTCCTTCACTTCCTCGCTGACGAGGATCTTCTGTGTGGTACCGTCCTCTTTTATCTTGTAAATGTACTTTTTTCGTGTGGTTTCTACGGTGTACCCTTCAGCTCTTCTCTTGTACGCGCCGACCATCTCCACGTTGTCAACGTAATCCTTGGTGCGCTTCATGAGTTTTGCAAACTCTTCGTGTTCGTTTTTGTATCTGATTAGTGTCGCCGGCGATATTCTTAATCTATTCGCTATCTGCGCGTCCGTCATTCCGTCCCGTAACCACGCCTCTATTTCATCAAAACGGTTCTTTACGATTCGGTCGTAATATCCTTTTCTTGGCATGTCTCTCCGCAGGATTTAATAGGCTCCTGTGCGTCCTTTTTCGTGATGAACAGCTTTTTATCTTCTACCTTGAACGACACCTCGTTCCCGATCGTCGGGAGATCGATCTCAAGGTCTCCGTACTTCTTGACGACTTCATAGAGAATCGCGTCCGTCATCCGTCCGACGTCTGCAGATCCTCTTTTCACTTCGTCGATCTCCCTGCGCAGACGAAGGTTTCGTTCCTCAATCGTCTTGCAATACTCTTCCAGCTGTTTCTTTCGCATTTTCTTTTCCTCTCTTTCCCCACTCTTACCACGAAAAAACCGTCATTGAGTGGTCATCTTTCGCGCGCATACTGGTTTCAGATTCAATTTATTCCGCCCCCTTCAGAACCACCTTTTCAAACGATTCCAAAGCGAGCCTGTGTAGCTTATTCGCATGATCCTGTGAGTAGTTCATCTTCCGGGCGATCTTCCAGATCGGGAGTTTTTCCACGTAGGCCAAATAGAGAACCTTCTGGAAACGCCCATCAGGGAGAGACACGATCTGCTTCGTGATGCTCTCCCTAATTTCCTCGTACTGCCGCTTTGCCTCTTCGAGTCTTTCCTTGATGTTTTCGTCCTTGCTTCTCTGGACCTCACGCTCAAGGATCTGCACGGCTGTTTCAGCGGCGTAGAGTTTTTTAAGATGTTCCTTTGCGACGCTCACCGCCAATAACCCCCGGACGCTCCGACTCGGACAAACTCATGTTTTTTCTCTTCCGGCTTCGGCGGCTCGATCACCTTTTCAGGCTCCTTCGGTTTTGGTACTCTTTTACCGCCCATCTGTGTCGGTGTTGTCAGCGCTTCCTGAAGTGTCATTCCGTTTCTCATTCTGAAGCGTACGCAATGCTCGCTCACTCCAAATAGCTTGCACAGCACGGGTAATGTCCCTGTGGATCCGTTGATCGTATAGACCATTGATTTCATTTTTCTTCTCCCTGATATATTCTTTTTATTTCCCGGATCAGAAGTCTCATTCCGAGCCTAACGGCCGTTGAGAACTTCAGATCCAATCCGTTCGTCCAATGCTCGGCATAGTCTTCGCATCGTTCTATGAGTGCGTTTATCTCTGACTCCTTCATGATTCTCCTTTCCTGTTTCACCCCTCCGGCGCTTCACGTCCGGGGACAGACGTTTAGAAGGTCTCACGCAGAACAAATAAGATCGTGAGGCGGAGCGGCCGGTGCCGCAGGACAGAGTCAGGATTCGTTGGCTCTTTTTTCTCCGTATGAACAAAAATCTTCACTCTTTCTCGGTATAGGGAACCCATTAAGCAGCTGTTTTGACGTGTCCAATTCGTGCCAGCAAAGATCTTTTGCAAAGTGTTTGCAGTTTTTGCACCGCACGATTGGCGTCACTTCCATGAAAAACCGAATTGCAGCGCTATATTCAGAAGGGTTCTCGCGCACTATGTAATCCGGTCTCTTTACTGCAATTTCTTCTTCGACGGAAAGAACGTCAAGTGCTTCTCTCATGAGTGCTTCAGATAGTCTTTGCGCCACGTGCTTGGTAAACTCTTCGCTGTCAAGCATTTCAATTCCTGCATCAAAACCGGTTGTTAGTTTCATACTCTCTCCTCCATTCTCGAACCGCAGTTCGGGCAATACTTAATTGTTGATAATGCGAACTTTCTTCAGTTCTTTGGCGAGCCAAGATTCGATGTACCGTTTTATCTCGCTCTTTTCGTAGTCATTCGACTCTCCATCAAATCTGCGTTCTCCTATTCCATCGCAGAGCAGCACAGAATTGTTCCCTATGTACTGTGCTATTCTTCCGAGAACCTTGACTGTTTCTCCGATTTCCAGTCCTTGATTGTCGAGATTTGTGATTGAGAAAGCGGGGCGCACAAGGTTAGTAGCGCTATAGTCGTCGTTGTCAAGATAGCCATAGTAGCCATTGACATACCACGCACCGTAAGAATAGAGCGCAAGCGCCGAACGAAGCCACCAAGACCCGCCGCAAGCCAGAATCCACGACGGAATATTCTGCGCTTCTTCCTCCGACAGTAGGTAAATACCCTCTATGTCCTCGTTATTGATCTTCAGCATCTTCGCTCCTTTCCCCATCGGCGCAAAACCATGTCCTTGTGTCGTATCTTCCGAAACCCGGAAACAACCTTCCGTCTAACTTGCACCTTCCATAACCGGTTTCCTCAATCATGACTAAGAGATGTTTGCAGTCCTTACACCTGACCACTTCAACAGCATCAATGGCCGGCATCGCTTTAAGTAAATTAACATCATAGTGCCATTGGTTATTAAGCCCCAACTGATAGTCATTTTCATCGCACCAAACTTCTGGCTCATCACCGAGCACAGCAATCAACTCCTGCCTGTTAATTAAGTCCATTTTCTCTCCTAACTGCGAAACTACAAAAATTACTTTGCTCAACGGGCATTCTTAAACGTTTGCAGTATGTCCCGTCGCATTTGCCATGAACGCACTTCTTACACCTGACCACCTCTGCGAGATCTTCCGCCGTAAAAACACTTTCAAGAACGGAAATAGCCTGATCGAACGCCGTATGGTCTGCACACTTGTCCGAAAGGATTTTCAAAACGGAAATCGCATTGTCCGCGTCAACATATCTCATACCAGTTTCTCCATTTTCGCCCCGCAATGCGGACAGAACATAGACGGAATCCCGATCCTGTACCCACCGCAGTTGGAACACTTCATTGTCTGCCACTCACCCGGACAC